CTTGAATATATAAGTAACCATTAGTTGTGTTTTTTATATAACTAATAGGCCCACTTGCATCGTGATAAAGTTGTAGGTCAGCACCAGCACCAATCGTAATTTTTCTACTATCCGTTTGAATTTTTAGATCACCACTATTTACATCTAAATTTCCTGATAACGTAGCTCCGAAACTTTCTGTCTCGAATTTTTTACTGTTGTCATGATATAGCTCTACTTTTCCGTTTGCTGTTCCTTTAAGATAGTATTCATCATTAGAAGATCTTAACTGTATAACATCTCCATATATATTTAAATTTCCAGTAGAATTATTAATGTAAGAATGTGAGCCATCATGATAAATCTGTAGATCTGCACTAGCTCCTAGTTTTAATCTGTGTGAATCGCTAGTAATATCTACATGATTTGTAGTTGCTAAAGTACCATATATTTGAGTACCCCAAGAAAAAGTTTCAAGCTTTTTACTGTTGTCGTAATATAACTCTACTGCTCCGTCTGCAAATGCTCTTAACATTGATTCAGCATTAAAATTATCTGCTGAACTTTTATTTAATCTTACTGATTGACCACTAGGACAAGTTATATAAGTAGTTCCTGTTTTACCTAATAAAACTTGATGACTACCATCAAAGAAAAGCTGCATACTGTAGCTACTTCCAAAACGTATTCTGCCAGCATCAGGCATATACAAGTAATGCTTAAGGTGTAATTCACTCCATTTTTTAGAGTTAGAACCTAAGTCATGGGTGTCTGTTGTATCTGGAAGAAAATGACCATATAAATTAGCACCAGTACTTGTAGTCTCAAACTTTTTACTGTTGTCGTAATATAATTCATTATTTGCATCAGTATTAAATTTTGCTAAAGTTTCTGTTGTCGCATGTTTTTTAAGATGAATACCATCACCATTTGATCTTATAAATAAATTTCCAGAACCAGTATCATCAATAAAACTTTCATTACCCTGATGATAAATATGTAAATCTTCACCAGCACCGATTTTTAATCGACCAGTATATACATTAGAACTATCACCAAGCAATATATTATGAGTTTGACAGTCTAAGCTACCACCTAGCTGTGGTGTAGTGTCATCTACTAAATCTACATTTGCAAGTTTTGTTCTTGCTATTGCTGCGCTTCCTGATATGTCAGCATTGACAATAGATCCGTCAACTATTTTGGCACTTGTTACTGTATTGTCGCTGGGCGTACCAATGTTTACAGACGATCCAATAGTGACAATAAAATATGATGCACCAGATGGAGGTGCGGAAGCAAATATTATGTCAGCACCACTTATTGCAAATCCTTCGCTTGGACTTGTGCCAGCATTAGGTTTCTGTATTACGCCATTAATACTTACAAGTAATTGCTGTGCCTCGTTAGGTGGATTAGATAGCGTAAACCTAGTTGCTGTGCCATTAAATGTTGCACTACCTCCACCTGAATTACTTGAGCTGGATAATGTATTAATAAAAAAGTTACCTGGAGCAGCAACATCATCCCAAGTACCGCTGGCATGACTACCGTTATATACCTTCATCTTGCCGTCAGATTGATTAAAATATAAATCTCCGTTTTGTCTGTTAGCTCCAGATGGTCGTGTTGATGGGTTGCTGCTTAATGGGCCATAATATCTTTCATTAAATGCAGACACTAAAGCATCAGCAGTAGATACACCAGATTCATCTAAAACAAGTCGATGATATGCGTATGTATGTAAAGTAGATGTTGTTTCTAGCAGCAACCCTTTGCCAGCTTGGAAAGTAGTATTAGACGGCAGGCCAGTTATGGTTACGTTGTTACCAGCTCCAGTTCCATTTGTAAATGTATGGGTTGTGACTCCTGATCCTGTGCTAAATGAATTTGTTAAAGATTTAAGGCTGACAATAGTACCAGCACCGTCATTTATATCTGGATTAGACGTAGGAAAACTTGTTTCATTAGCTATTGGATGAAAGCCGCCAACTTCAGTTACTAGCTCTACTACTCTTTCATTAACAGCCTGGGCGGTGGGTATCTGTGAATCTGTAGCACTTCCAGTTATTTGTTCTACTACATTTTTGCCAGTAACAACTTCGTTTAAATCTGCAACTGATCCTGTAAAACCATCCAACTTATTTAATTCGCTGGTATTTGCGGTAACGCCATCTATAACAGCTTTTTCAGCGTCAGTTAAAGGATTTGTATTACTATTAGATTCGTATAAAGTTTTAATTTCAGTAGCAGTTTGGTCGGCAGTAGCACCCGCTTCTATTGCATCAAGTTTACTGTGGTCGTTGTCTGTAAAAACATTACTATCAGATGCTGCTTCTACCGCTGCTCTAATCTCAGCATTAGTCTGGTCGGCAGTAGCACCAGCTTCTATTCCGTCTAACTTTGTATGATCCTGGTCTGTAAATACGTTTGAATCTGATGCCGATTCTACAAGCGATCTAATTTCTGCATCGGTCTGGTCTGCTGTTGCTCCTGTTTCAATTCCATCTAATTTTGTTTTATCGGCTGCGGATTGATAGCCAGCAGCAGATTGCGTTGCATTTGCAATATCTAATTTAGATTGTGCTATTGCTGCACTTGCATTTACATCAGCGTTTACAATAGTTCCATCTGCTATTTGCGTTGACGTAATACTTCCTGACCTTTCAAGATATGCTTTTGTTACCCCATCTTGTGCATTTGTCGGATCAGCTAAATTTTTAATTTTATTGCTATTTGCATTAATATCTCCTGTCATGGGAACAGAACCGTCTTTGTTAAACTGCGAGGTAGTTAGCGTAGCAACATTAGTCGTAGCCGTATTAGACGCATTTTCTGAACTAATAGCTTTAGCAGCAGACAAGTCATTCTTATCTTGCTGTTCCTGGACAACAAATAAGTTTTGTAAGTTTGCGTTATTTAAGTTATCACCTATAAGGTTTGATCCATCTGCAAATTCAACAATTTGACTACTATCAGGTGTATCTCTTTCAAGAGTTAAAACAACACCATGCGCCAGGTTATGTGGATTACCAGTAGCTGTTCCTGAATTTAATGTAGATCCAATAAGTTGTATTGTTGTATCGCTTGTAAAGTTATAATCTGTTCCGCTTACTAATAATGCTGTTTGTGTATTGGCTAAAATATCACGACCATAATAAACTTTTATATGATCCTTAAGAATATAATTATACGGAATAGTGAAAGTGTGCTGTGGACTTCCAGAATTTCCAGTAAAGGTGGCATAAGAAAGTGGCATCTACAACCCTAGTGGCTTAATGTCGTATTTTCTTAGGTCGTGGTTTTTTGCTGCTAAGTAGAGTTCTACGCTATTGTAACCTTATTTTGACTCAAAGACAGGATTTTGGCTAGATATATTATTTACTGTCGCTTTTGCTTCCGTCAAAGCTTTGTCTCTAAGTTCAATCTCTAACTTATTCATGCGTTCTTGCCATTGCATTGCAGCGGGTGTATCGCTTCTACCAATAGCATCAGTTGTGATTAATTCATAATATTTCTTTAGTTGTGACATCATCAAATATGCAGGCATCCTTTTTAAATCTTGGTTACTTTTATCTGACACCGTTACATCAGCAGTAGTTGTTGGATCTGATTGCATATTGTCGTATATAGGATCATTCATTAATGACCTGGCAGCATCTATAAATGTTCTACCTTTGCCTTTTTCGTCATATACATGCTTTTCCAATAATGGATTTATTTTTATATCTACTAATTCTTTTTGTTCTTTCATTCTTATACCCAAATCTTTTATGTTTACAAATACTGGCAAGCTAACTCTTATTGATTTATTTGGCCCACCTAGTTCTGCCCTGGCAACTGGCCCTAAATTTGGTACATCGTTTACACCTGGAGCAATAGAACCGTAAGTATCATTAAATTGTTTTTGTAAATCATCAGACATAGGTACATCCATTAATCTTTTTCTAAGCAATGGATTAGGAGGATCTAGCAGTTCTAACATCTGTAACTCTGCATATACCTTGTCATTAGGGTGCAAGTGAGGAAAAAATCTATGCTCTAAATAATGAACAAGTTCCATACCAAATGGCAATTTAATGTCAGACCCTAACCAATCTTTGTCTTTATATGCACCACCAGCTACGCCAGCAAGACCAGTTACACCAGTAGCAGCATTTTTTAATATTCTTTCTGCATTTTGTAAAACCCCTATATCATATATTTCTTCGTCTTTTTTAGTTGGTTCTGCATCTCTAAATAAATTAGATTTTTTTGAATTTGTTGCTCTTTCTGTACTTCTTATAATTCCTATGCCTGGTATCTGACTACCACCCATATAACCAAATAAATCCATTGGCCTTCTTTTGCCGTATTCATCGCCATACATAAGGTCTGCTATTTGTGACAACGTACCTAATGCTGTATTTCTTCTTAAATTACCGACTAACGTATCTAAAATTGCACCAGCTATTGTTTTCTTGTCGTAGTCACTTCTTACAGCTTTTTGACCGCCATCTATTATGTCACTTATAAGAAACATAGTATTGATAATTGGCAGACCGCCAATTAAAGGAACACCAAACATGCTGTTAGGTTTTTTACCTTGCGCTTTTAATTCTGTAAGCCATGCAGCTCTTTCCTGTGGATTAGTTGGGCCGTTACCTATTATCTGATCATTTGCTTTTGCAATTAAAGCCATACTCCAGACATGAAATGCAAGTATTGCATCAGCTTTTGCACTAGCTATCTGTTCTGGATTTAATCTTCTATTGCCAGTAGCATGGCCTATCCAATCATTTATAGACGAAAAACCAAGACCTTTTAAATCTAAAGAAACACCTTTCATTGGTGCAACAAGATATGGTGCAACAGTTATGTCAAATAGTGGAGATGTCTGCCTAGCTCCATTAACAATTTCATAAAACTTTTTACCAAGAAAATTACCTTCACCTGGAGGACTCTGAAATCTCATGTCTTGTGAAAAGTCAGACGCACCTTTACTAAGGTCATCTAAATTAACAGGCCCACCGTATGTATTAGCAACTCTAGTTTTAATTATTTCATCAGCAACTGCTCGATCATCCATTATTCCAGGTGGAATGTTTTGCTCTTGTCTATATGCTTTTATCTGCGCTTCGCTTGGGTCTAACTTATAAAACTGTTCTGCAAATTGATCGTTAATCCATTTATTCATAGACTCTTCATCAAACAATCCAAGCTGCACTCCATCTCTTCTAGCTTTAAATTCAAGATCAGTTCTTAATTTATAAACATGATAACCATAGCCAAATGGAGCATCTAAAGCTGCAAGTGCTGAGAAGCCTGGTCTAAGTGCTGCTGGATGTTTTGTTTTTCTATACAACCATAAACGTGTAGCTGCATGTAATTCTCTTCTATATTTTTCTGGATTTAAATAACTTTTCCAATTACCTTCTACATTCATTGCATCTTCTAAATCAGCAATTCTTTTTTCTACTGGTTCTTGAAATTTGCCGTATGTTTCTACATTGCTAGAGTAAAACATTCTGTCACCCTTCCAGGCATCCATAAATAATTCTTTTCCTGACTCTCTTACAGCCTTATATGCAGCAGCATAACCTTTCCAGTTTGCTTGCCAGGCATCCATAAAACTGTCAGTTAATTTAGTGCCGTAAGGTTTGTATAAAGCATTTTTATATAACGTATGATATGGCCCTCGTATTGCCATAGCTACGTTAGAACTAAAAGCAAGGCCCATAGTTCTTAAATTAAATAACTGAGAATCTTTTGCTAATAAGTTTGTATGTCTAAACCTGGCATCTTTTAATCTTTTAGGGTCATATCTTTTTCTTACGTCTGTTCCCTGGATTCTTATATTATTAAGCTCCAGGTTTAACTGATCCATTGCTTCTTTTGGCCTTGTTACGTTTTCAGAGGCAGCAGTAATTACCCTGGCAATAGATTCTTCTTCTGTGGTGTCACTTATTTTTTTACCAACAATACCTAAAGAATCAACATAACCTTCAGCAGATTTTATGTTTTCAGGTATAACAGACGAAGCATCATCTATAACTTCTAACTGATCTGTAAACAACCTACCTTGCTGTGCTTTACCAGCTTTTGACCATTGGTTTCTGTAAAAATCGTATGTAGCCTCACTCATTAAAGCCACTTTATATGTATTAAACGCTTTGCCAAGCAGTTCTGGTGGTACTTCTGCATTAGGATTTTTTTCCATAAATATATCTATATCGTCAACAGATTTTATGTATGCCTCTTTACCTGTATCGTGAAACCATCTGGCCCTAACTAAATCTTCTACAAAAGTTTTTTCTCCTTCTGTTAATTTATTTATTGCGTCCAATGCTTCATTTACGCCAATCTTGCCGTCATAAGCATCAGATAACATTTGTGCGCTTTTTATTGGATCTACATTTAAAAAAGCAAACCTTTGGTCAAGTGTATCTTTACCAGCTCTAAGTAATGCCTGGGAATAATTAGCCCAATTAGCAACTACTTCCTCTGGCCTGTCTCTTAATTCTTTTACAAAATTAGTAGGTTGATTTTGAGGAATACTTACACCTGGTTTCTTTTCAGCTTGTATTGCTTCTTTTATAAATTTTTGTGCTTCTAAATCTTCTAAATATTTTGCGGTTCGATCCATTGCATCAAGAAACTTATCGTCACCTGGCATTTGATTAGACATCTGTATTGCCTTCATTTTTGCCATCTGTTCGTCAATCTCAGCTTTTTTTCTAATTAACGATTGACGCTTTTCAAATAAATCATCACATTTAGACATTAGATGCAACCTCCTTTTGCTGCTAATTCATTCCAGCCATTAAGCATGTTGTCATATTCAATCTTTTTAGTGATTAAATATTCATTTATGCGATTAGTTAGTTCAGGGATGCTTCGGCTTGTATCAGCATCCATTCTTGTTATTAAACCTTCTAATTGTTCTGGCGATAGTTTATTGACTAATGCTTTTCTTGATATTTCGCCACTTGCTGCCATCTCGAAAACATCAACATAACTAGGATCTTTGCCTAAAATAAATCTTAGTTTTTTACTAAATTCGTTTAAATATTTTTTCATTCTTTCAAAAACAGCTTTTAACCCACCATTTTCTAATTTAATTTTTCTATTGTTTAACCAATGACCAAAAGCTTCAGCTTGTATTTCTTTTGCTTCCATACCTGGTTGAAAATTACCCCTGGATCGTTTAATAATAGATGTCATCTCTTTTAATGCTTCTGGTGTATCTAATGCGCCAATAAGCTTGGGATTACCAATCTCGTCCAACCAACCCTGTACTGAGTGAAATGCTTCATGGTATGCGTCCACACGAAAAGGTCTTCCGTTTTCTGCAACGCCTGAAATTAGTCCTCCGTAACGCTTCTCTATACCTGGATACAAAGCCAGAAATATTGAGTTCCGAGAAGCATGTTCTGAACCACGAGGAACAAAAACGGCTGTGGGTTGACCCTCTGCCACCGCAGTTAATGGATCATCAGGATTACGAGCCATAAATGTAGCTAAATCTGGCCTCCATTTTGCTGTTGATCTTATGTTTTCATCTCTACCAAACATTCTGTTCATGTTTAGTGTTTCTAAATATCTAACTCTGCTTGGATCTATACCAGCAATAATTGATGCTTCTTTCATTGCTTTGCTTGCTTCTAATGCTAAGTCCTGACTTTGTTCAAATATTTCTTCAACACTACCGCTAATACGCCTACCCCAATCTGCCAAGCGATCAGCATAACCAATATTCATTCTTTCTTTTGCCGCCTGGAGCTGTCTTCTCACCAATGCTTCGTCATAATTCCCACCAGTAAAATCCACCATTGGACTAAAGCTCATTCTTGGTGCTTCAAAAAATCCTTGATCAGGTACTTTTATAAGCATGCCAGCAGCATTACTTGCAGCAGCACTACCAGTTTCTGCCTTTACATAGTCTTTGACAAATTGATGTACTTTACTTCCGTGTATTCTTGCCTTGTCAGGATCTACACCTTGCTGTTTAAGTAACGCAATTATGTCATCTTCTCTTGCAGACTTCTTTGCTTTACTTCTAATAATGTATGCAACTCTATCTAAATCGCTATCAAAATCAATTTCACCTAATCCATAACGAGGTTTCATCCTGGCAAATTCATTAGGCAATGTAAATCCTGTTGTTTTAGCCGTTTTTTTGTTTAATTCGTTTACTACTAATTCATACTCTGCCTGGCTAACTAATCTTGTATCTATAGAGTTAGATGCAGCTCCTTCTAAATCTTCAATTTTTTTAAGTTCAGCCTCAAATAATTGATCACCTATTTCTTCGCCATCTTTATATAACTTTTTAATATTTGCATCTGACACTAATTCATTTCTCATTCTAGTTGCCTTTTGTTTAGTCTCAACGTATGGAAATTGTGTACGTTTTTTGGCAATATTGTTTTTTACTCTTTCTGTTAAAGGAAATCCACCTTGTTCTAGCTCTAACTTTTTAGCCTTTAACTGATCTATAGACATAGTAGGCACTTCTTTTTTTAATTTATTTATTGGATCTGTAATCATATCAAATTCAAATTTACGATTGTGCATTTCCATTTCTTTGAAAAAATCTCTTTGTTTTTTCTGTTCGTAAGTCATATTATCCCAACCCATTTCAGCTCTTTTTTGTGCCATACGATCTGCATGTATTGCTTCATCTAATGTTTTATGTTCATCAGCAAGTCTTAGCTCGTCAGCCATTAATCGTATTGAATCGCTATCTATTTTGCCATCCCTTAGATTATTAATAACTTTTGTAGCGTTTACGTTTGTTGCTTTAGGTGTATTTATTAAGGGTGTAGTTGGAGGTCTAACTTCACCATTTTGCGCTGCCTTTTTAATAATATTATTGATCATTACCCTTCTGTCAGGTAAATCTGTTGATGTTGGTAGTTCTGTTTGTATCTCAGGTGTCTTAGTTGGTACGACAGGATTATCTAATATTTCATTTATTATTTTTGGTTGTATTCTTCTTGTAACAACTCCAACTTTTGCGCCCTGGCTTATTTGTTCTGCACCTTCATTTAACAATTTGCTTATATTTGTATCAGCATATTTTTCTGCATCAAACTGTGCTATTGCAGCATCAGCAAAATTCTTTTGATTTGCAGCTTCAAATCTATTAATCTTACTACCAGCAGCTTCTAGCCTATCTGCACCTTGACCAGCTCTTCTAAATAAATTACGATCCTGGACTAAATTTCTTCTTATTGATGCAGCTAATTGGCCTTTTTCAATCATTAAATTAAGCATTTCTGTATTACCAAACAAATCAACCTGACCGCCTTCTGCTGTAGGTGCATTTTTAGCTTGTTGTAATACCTCAGAAAAAGTTGCGTCAGTAACGTCTTTTTTCTGTAAAACTTTATATGCAGTTTGCATGCCAGTTTCATCAAGGCCGCTACCACCAAGTAAAAATCCTCTATTTTGTGTTATTTTGCCGTCTAATACGTCCTGGTAAATATTTGCTGGTAATTTACTAAGAGCTAAACCTTTTGATGCTGTACCTGACTTTAAAGGTATGCCTATATCTGTTAATTGTTCTGGACTTGTTATCTCTGATTCCTTAAGAAAACTTGCAGCATCAAATGGCGTACCACCACCCTGGGCAATATTAGTTAATGCACCTTGCCTTCTAGCACCAATAGCATCTGGAGAATCTAAAAACTCTACTTTAACTGACGGTATTCCAAGTTCCTTTGCTTTTGCTAATCTGTTATGTCCATTAACAACATAAGTAAATCCGTCTTGCGGATCTTCCCACACCTGGACTACGCCTTCTAAATCATTATTCCATTTTTCTACACCTTCTAATGATTGGCCTTTTTGTACACCTTGAGCATCTACACCGCCTTTAAATTGAAATCTTACTGGATCTAATTTAATTTCTTCTATGTTTAAATATGGCATGC